CTAGATGCCGGTGGACTCCCACTGGTTCGCCGGTGTGGTGCCGCTGCCCGGGGTCTCGAGCTTGACGTAGCCGCCGCTGGTCACAGTCGAAACCAGGGCTGACGTGCCCGTGATGCAGTAGCGGCCGTTGGCATCGGTCGTGGTGCTGTAGTCGGCCACGAATCCGCCGCCCGAGTTGTACAGCGTGCCCTTGACCGCGGCTCAGGAGACACCGGTCGCCGCGCTCGGCGGCGCCGCGTTGGCCACCCAGGAACCGCCCGTGTAGACGGTGCCACACATCTGGTAGTTCGCCGTGGGAACCGCGTTCAACGCGGGGCGGCATTGGCAACGCCAGTGCCGAGGAACGCCATTGCTGCTGCACCCGCGATCGCACCTGCGGCCGACAGCTTTGTCTTCACCTGCATGCTCGTCCTTCGTTCGGGTTGATGGCCCTCGTGGAGAAAGTCGCATCACATCGCTGCCGGGCCCGATACAGCATCGTGATGCGGATCACGCTAGATCACGGGAAATGAAACTTGTGCCGAATTCGTAAATCTACCGGGCAGTAGGTTTTCCGAATTCTCAAAGGGTCGAGTTGAGTTCGCTCGTGCTATCAAACGCTCGACAGGAAGCCACTCGGACTCTTAGTCGAAACACCCAAGACCACCTGCACGAATGCGAACTTTCGGAACCGGGAAACTGCAGCACACTCGATTCTTTACTTTTGTACTGCAGTGCAAAGGTAAAGAATGGAGCGAATCGCGATACGAGGACTCGGAGAGCTGCACCCTTGGTTGATGTCGTGGCTGCTGTTTCGAGTCGATGCGATGGCGCGCTCGACGGCTCGACGATCCTGGCGAAGTCCTCCTACCGCACGTAGCCGGTGGCCCTCTGCAGCCTACGCAGTGACCGACGCTCAGTACCGTCGTCGTGAACCCGCCGGATGGCATCGAACGCGGACTCATCGTCGTCGAACAGGGAGTCCGCTCGTCGCACACCACCAGCAGTAGTCGACGCGGTAGTGATATCCGCCGCCGAGTCACACTCGTCTCCTACGGTGTGATCGCCAGTTTCACCAACCGAAGCCGATGTCATGACCTGGAGCGTCTGTCGCGGACGCGGGCAGTTGCTCGCATTCGTGAACGAGACAGCCCCGGCCCGGGATGTCGAAATGAGACTGCAGGGCGTCGCAGTTGGCGGTAGGTCTGGAAGCCGCGATTGGACGGCGAAGCGTCCGCTCATGGAGCAGGGTGACGCCGTCACTTCGACCACCTCTGATGGCGATCGACTCGAGCAGACTGTGGATCGCCTACCACCATGACCGCCCGCGGCACCAGAGTGACCGCTACCGAGAGAAGGTTGACATGAGCCCTCCGTCACCTCCTCGGCGATCAAGAACGAAAACTCTGCACCATCGACACCGAGCCAGCTTTCGGCGTGGTCGACGAGGATTTCGTCCAGGGGGGGAGACGGACCGGACGAAGCCACGGGACGTTGTTGCCATCGCGAAGCGTGTCGAGTTCTCACCCGCATCCCGGCCGGATGGATCCTCGGCACACAAGAAACCCCCGCCGGACCCAATGGGCCGGACGGGGGTCGGGCGGTGCCCCCAGTAGGGCTCGAACCTACGACCTGCGGATTAGAAGATCCACGATTCACCCCCTCCGACCGGGATCCGGCGACGGGCAGCGGAGGGCCGCATGAGCCGCGCGAGCGCGGTGCCGGCACCCGCGCTCGCGACTAGGTCTCGCGCTACCACGGGGCAGGCGAACGCGCTGGTCAACCGGGGCGACCTGCGGTGACTCGAGCACGCGCCTCAAGAACTGGGACGGTCGTCCCAATCGACAGGAAGCATCTAGAGACGACCATCACAAATGGGATAGATACGACGTGCATGGGAAGCGGGAGGATCGACGAGTGGGAGGTCTGGCAGTACGCTGCCCGCCTCTCCGAGGTGACGGTGACCGAGCGAGTCCGCGTTCTGCGGATCTTCGCTACCGAGGCGGGGATTGACCCCACTCATGCGACGCCGTTACACGTCGTCCGCTGGTACAGCTCCCACGCCGACGACTGGTCGCAGTCGACGCACTGCACCTACCACTCCTATCTCGCCGCCTGGTTCAAGTGGCTGCAGCTGCAGGAGTACCGGGCAGACAACCCGCTCGTAAAGGTCGGCGCCCCGAAGTCCCCCGACCGGATCCCGAAGCCGGTCGCCGACAGCGAGTTGATGCGCCTGCTCTCGACGAACATGCACCACCGGACTCGCGTCGCGATCCTGCTCGGCGCACTCGAGGGACTCCGCGTGCATGAGATCGCGAAGTTCCGCGGCGAGGACATCGACCGCGAGCGGAGGCTCATCACGGTGAAGGGGAAGGGCGGCAAGGTGAAGGCCATCCCGCTACACCCGGTGATCGAGGCGACGATGGCCACAATGCCGGCGCGCGGATGGTGGTTCCCGGCGAACTCGACGCGCCCCGGCGAGCACATCCACTCGAAGTCAGTCAGTCAGATGATCGGGCAGGCGATGCGCCGCGCCGGGATCCAGCGGACGGCGCACGGGTTACGGCACTGGTTCGGCACGACGCTGCTCGACGACGGTGCCGATCTGCGCGTCGTGCAGGAGCTCCTGCGTCACGCCTCCCTGTCGACCACCCAGATCTACACGAAGGTGCCGGATGGCCGGCGCCGGACCGCAGTGGAATCCCTCGACCTCTGGCGGGCGATCGCGTCCTGATCCGCGGAAAGCCGTCCGCCTGGTCTGGTTGAATCCCGGGCATGAAACGGACACTCGTCGCGGCCGGTGCCGCCCTCGCCCTCGCCCTGATCGCCGGATGCTCGGATTCCGACACGCTGGCCGACGAGCAGGCGGCGCCGAGCTCGTCGACGGTCAGCGCACCGACGAGCTCGGCCGTCGCGTCGACGTCGACGTCGGCCCCCACGGAGACCAGCACGCAAGGCCTGTACGAGGTGACCGATGCCGGGCTGACAGTCGCGGTCAACGTCCCGGTCGTGGCGAGTCCGGCTGAGATGGCCGAGGGCTGCGCCGAGGCGAAGGCCGTCTTCGAGATGTTCGATACGACGGACGTCGAGATGGTGCTCGCGCTCATGCAGGCGTCCGAGGCCGACTCGACCGAGAACTTCACGGTCGAGTCCGACGGCGCACCGTGGGCCGAGGCGACGCCGCAGGAGCAGGCTCAGGTCATCGCCGCCGTCAACGCGGCCGCACGCGGCGAGTGCTGAGCGTCGGACTGCTCGAGCACTCGTCGCGTCAGACCAGAACGATCGCCAGGACGGCGACGATGACGGCGATGACGGCGACCACCAGCGAAGCGACCGCCACCCACAATCCGCGCTGAGCGGTCGTGCCGCTCTCACGGGCGAGATCCGCGCTCACGCGGGCGTGTTCCGCGCTCTCGCGGGCGAGGCGCGTCTGCTCTTCCATGACGGCGACGTCGTGATCGCGTTCCGCCTTCTTCTTGGCAGCCGCCGCGGCCCCGGCTTTCTGTCGATGTTCACAGCACAATCGTAGATATCGGCAGGGTGGCCGGCAGTCGGAAACGCGTAAGTGTCGGTCCGGCGTCATACAGTGGCCGTCGCGGGGAATCGGTCAGAGGGAAGCTGACCGCGAACTGCATCCGAACGCCCCGGTCGCGACCGGGGCGTTCGGCGCTTCTACGGCGGGTCGAGGCTCTGCTCGCGGTAGTGCTGATCCATCTCCAGCTGCCAGAGTGCCAGATCCCAAGCCGTTGTCTCATCCATACCGATTTCGACGTCGCGGGTGCCGGGAGGGTTCCATCCGGAGGGCATGTCTGCGCGCTCATGGCGCCATTGACCGATCTTGGGTCGGGACTTACAGCGTCCTTGGATGAGGTCGGAACTGACCTACTCAATTGTCAGGTGAGGCAGCTGCATTTTCAAGACTGATGCTTACGTCTCGGAAGTAGTCGATTGGCACCGGCGCGACGGGGATTTCGAGAGTTCGCGTCAGCTGGTCGACCATGGGCCGAATGTACGAGATGAGGTAAGGGATTCCCACCCTCTCTATGAATTCTCGACCCGCCATATTTACTGAGTCTTCGTCGAGAGCTCCGAAGACTGCGGGGCGCTGCGATTCAACCCAGTAGAACTGGGCCCCACAGTCAACGACAATCCGTGCTTCAGGCCGCTGCAACTCCAGTTTCAACCGGACCTGCATCGATCTTTCTTGGTCGCTGGCCTGCAGAGAAGTTGCGACCTCCATTTGCCTGCGGTTGTTACCCTCGTCGTCCTCGTCCGTTTCAAGCCGGAGTGCCGACGTCTCGAAAACGCGAATCGCAACGCTCTCAATGAGATCTTGGAGTTCGTGCACCGTGAGGTCCGTCGTGCTCGGCTTCATCGTGGAGTCAGGCAAGGCAAGAGTCCTCAATTGTCTCGATCGGCTCTGATGCTGCAAAGTGGACGTCAATAATGCGATCGGACGGGTTGCCGTAATGCACCGTCGGCGGCCGTCGCTTGATCCCTGACCATCCCATATTCAATTGGGACACAACCCACTGCCGATGGCTGGCAGACCTGAGCTCATCAGCGCGTGTGGCCGGGAAGTCGATTACACGATAAGCGCTCGGCATTGCAATCCACCCGTTCGCGCCCTGCAGTAGATGCTTCCCATCTGCATCCTCGACAATATGTCGAACACAAGCGCCCACGGCGACCGCGTAGCGGCGAATTGTGGAGAGGTGGGGGTCAGCTCCAAGCCGCTCGAAATTTGAAACACTAGACTTGTTACGTCCGAGTCGTTCGGCAACTTGGGCCTGCGTGATGTTTTTGGCCACCCTCAACGCGATCAGCGCCTCGATCATGTCCCGGTCCTGCCGGACCAACTCCGCGGCGAGCATCGCCAGCGTGTCGGACACATCGATGCCCAGCTCCGCCTCTAGCTCCTCGAACATGCCCATGAGTTGAGGTTAACCGCAACCGGCGCGCGTTGTCACAATTTGAGCTGTGCGCATGCGAACTCGTTGCGCCAGCTCGCGTAACGGTCGTCCGCGACGTCGATGTGCTCGTCCTGCACTTCCTTCCAGTCCGGGTCACTGCGCCGCTTCGGGCCGTAGAGCAGCGCCAGCAGGTGGGTCTCACGCTCGGCCGGTGCGCTGAAGTAGATCCGGTGCTGCTCATCCGCCTCATCCATCTTCAGATGCCCGAGCTCGTTCCTAGCGCGCTCCATCGGCCACTTGAATCCCTTGCCGTCAGGGCCCTTGTCGTAGGGGAGACCCTCTCTCGCTGCACGCTCCATCAAGTCCCGAAGTTCCGGCCACAGCAGTGGGTCACTCGCGACTGCAGATCGAAGGTCGACAAGGAACGCCACCACTTTGTCCCACTCAGTGCGCCCACGGAACAAGCTGAGCCACTCAGGATTCTCCTCGACAGTCACTGTCCCCCTAGCCAACGCCTCCGCGTGATGTGTCTCGCAGATCCTAGCGAGCGGGTGGGCCAAGTACGACGAACCCGTCATTTACTTGCCAACCGAATATGGAGAGTTGCATGACTCCTGGGGGTGTCGAGCCCTTGGTCGAGGTAGTGCTGATCAATCTCGGCCTGCCAGAGCGCGATGCCCCAGAGCTCTTCGTTCATATCCAGTTGGACGCCCGCGGGGGACGCGTGGTTCCCGCAAACTTATCCGTCCGGAACGGTTGCACTTCTCCGTTCGCAACGGTATAGTAAGCCATGTCAGGCCGGAAGGCCCGGCCGACAATTACAGAGAGGAATCGGATGAAAACCGATGTGGCGCTTGCTCTCGCCGCCGTGGGTGTCATCCTCCAGGCCATCCAGGTCTGGCAGGGATTCACCAAGGACGACGACGACTAAGTGAAGGGGACCGGCCCGAAGGACCCGGGCCGGTCCCGCCCACATCATTCCATCCGATCCCTCGGGAGGGAAGCAGATGAACCGCTACATCGCAGACCGCGGGGTCCAGGCCAGCGCCGCGACCGCCGTTGTCCTCGGCGTATGCACGGCCGTCGCGTACAGCCCGCCACTGCTCGCCGTGTGGGTGGGCTGGGCCGGTGTGACCGCCTGGGCCGTGAGCAACGTCTGGCGTCGCCGTGATCACGCATAAGACGGTCCACTACCTGTCCAAGCGGCAGTTCGCGCAACGGATCGGGGCGAGCGACCCGACGTTGAGCGGCTACAAGCTGCCGCCGCCCGATGTCACGATCGGACCAGTGAACGCGGATGGCACGTTGCCGCGCGGATCTGTCGGCGGGTGGACTGAGCAGACGATCGACGAGTGGAATGCGAATCGGCCCGGGCGCGGCGCGAGGACCGACCTTCGAGACCGGTAGCGGTAACACCCACCAGGACGACAAAAGCCCCCACCCTCGGAAGGGTGGGGGCTTCGTCATGCTGCGGTGACTTCGATGTACGAGTTGGTTTCCTCGAGCGTTCCAGATGAGTTGAGGAAGGCGGTGAGATAGCGGACGGTGAGCAGATCGCCCTCTGCAACCACGAGGCCTGTGACGACAGCCTGGGTCGTCTTGCTGCTTGAGCCTCCCGAGTTCGTCGACGAGAGCTCGGTGCCGTTGTGAATGATCCGCACGCCCCACGAATTCGCAGCGGTGGACACTCGCGACAGCAACGCCGTGACGTTCACTGTGGCGGCGGTCGGGACGATGATTCCGCCAGCGAACGCTGCATCATCCGGATAGCCGGGCGAGGCGGTCCAGCCCGGCACGTCTACCCACTGGCCGCCCGACGGGCTGAGGAACGTGCCGACCTTCTGTACCCGCCAAGGCGGAGGCGGGGCCGCATACGCTCGCACGATCGAGATCACGTGTACCTCCCCCGGATAACCGCCTTCAGCACCTTGCCGGGCGTGGTGCCGAGCGAGGTGATGGTGACGGCCAGGCGGTCATTCTGCGCGAACACGTTATTGGCGGTCGCTGTCGCGGTGCGGGCTCCGTCGGTGGCGGTGCCGTCGACCTGATTCGCCGCAGTCACCGTGAGGTTGGTTCCCGTGACCAGGATGCTGTTCTTGAGGAGCGCGACGGCCGTCGACCCGGAGGCGTCCTTGGTGCCGAACTGGTAGAGCACCGAGTCGATCGTGCATGCCCGCGGAACCGGCTCGCCGACGAGCAGGTCGCCGTCGCCCATCTTCCGGGTGCCAGAGCTGTGCACGATGATCATCTCGAACGGAATTCCGGAGAGCTTCGAGAATGCAATGCCCGCGTTCGGCGCGATATCGGCGCCGGGGATTCCGGCTGCTGGTTTCTGATACGCAGCGGCACCGGTATCGAGGTCGTCTTGCACGTCCTGGGCGAAGTTGCCGCGCGTCCAGCCGCCGTTCACGTTGAAGACGGTCAGTATCTCGGCAGCGAATCCGACGGCGGCCCTGACTGACGGATTCATCGGATACGGTTCGACGTCGGACAGCTGATCGAGGTCGATCGCGCCCTCTGCCACATGCCTTCCACCGACAGCCGCGTCCGCGATTTCGGCACTCCCAACCGCGCCGGCCGCAATCTGCGGCGACTCTGCGGTACCCGTGAGGTCGCCCGCGAGCTTGATGCCGCCGCGCGCCGCTTGGGTGGCGGTCGGCATGTCCTGCAGCGCCGTGTCTGCACGGTTCAGCGACTCCTGTACGGCGAGCTCAAGCTGATTCTTCAGCCAGCCGCCGGCCGGGGCGCCCTGCTGAGCGTTTGCGGCCGCGTCCTCTGCGAGCTGCCGCGCTGTATCGGCGGCCTGTGCCGACGCATCCGCTGCCGCTGCGAAGCCCTCGGCCGCGTCCCTGTGGCCGGCTGCCGCGGTCGCCGCAGTCTCGGCTCCGGTGCGCGCTGTCTCGGCAGCCTGCCGGTCGGTCGCGACGGCCGCCTCGAGCGCTGCGGTCGTCTGCGCGGCGGCGGCGGTCGCCGCAGTTCCTGCGGCCTGTTGGGCGGCGAGTCGGTCTGCGGCGGCAGCGTCCGCCGACGCATCCGCGTTCGTGGCGGACGCCGCCGCTGCGTCCCGATGCTGGCCCGCCAATACGGCAGCGTCCTCGGCTGCGGCCTCGTTCTGCCCCGCAGACGTGGCCGCAGCCTGCGCGGCTTGACGCATCCCATCGGTCGCGAGTGCCGCTGCTTCGACGTATTCCCGGTCGGTCGCAGCGGCCGCAGCTGAGCCTGCAGCAGCGACAGCCGAATCGTGCGCAGAATCCGCATTCTCCTGGACCTCTGCCCGAACCGCGGCTACGCCGTCGGCGATCACGCCCTGGACGTACTGCTCTGACTCTTCGGCGCGGTCGGCGGCCGCCTCCGAGCGGACCGCGCTCGCTTCGGCTCGGTCGGCGTTCGCACGCACTTCCGACACGACGCCCGGCTCGTACTCGACGTAGTTGTCGAGGACGGCCGCGAACGAGATCGGCGTCGCGGACTCCGGAACGTTCACGACCTCGCTGAAGAACCAGCCTTCCATTGAGATCTCGAGCAGCGCCGGACCGGGGTCGATGTCAGTGAGCGACAGCTCGCCGGCGACAACCTGGAACACGCGCCGGATCGGAACGACCGTGCCGGGATGCGAATACGCCGGCCGAAGGACCGTCGAGGTGATCTCAGCTACGCCGTCTCCCCGCCCGCCCGCGATGTCGTACAGGTCTCCAAGGATGTCAGTCACAGGTCACCTCCATCGGGCACGTCCTGGCTTCCAGATCCCGCACCGTGATCGGCCGACCATCGGTTGACGGTCAGCGCAGACATGCGGGTTCCTCCCCGCACGTTCTTCCATCCGATCCCGCCCCAGGCGAGAATGACGTGCACCGTGTATCCCGGCGCGTCGACGACGAACGTGTGTGTCGCCTGTAGCGAAACCCGCGAGCCCTTACCGGCAGCGCCGTCGATCTTCTTCTCGGAGTAGAGATTTCCGGATGGGTCGCGAACGGCGAGGTACAGCTCGTAATTGTCACCGCCCGAGGAGATGTTGGCGAGCGCGTCTGCTCGCCACAGTCCGTCAGCGAGCAGTTCGATGTACCCGACCTGCAGGCCGTTCTTGACCACCCGCGCGTTCTTCACGGGGCCGATCTGCTCGCCGTACGGCATCCTGTTCGCGGTGCCGGGCAGGATGTTCCAGTTCCTGCCCATGTACGCGGCGGCGTATCCATTCACCCCGGCGAGGAGATCGACGCGGCCGTTCAGCGTCAGCTGCCCGTCGACGAACGTATCGGTCAGCTGACGTTCGAGACCGAAGAACCGGCGGAAGAAGTCGCCGAGTTTTCCGGTGGATCCGGACACACGACCCATGACCTCGTCCTCGTACTCGGCCCGGGTCTTCTTCGACCACGCCTCGATGCCACTGAGGCCGTTCAGCATTCGGTCCGGAGTGTGCCCACTTGGTGACGTCATCGTCCACCTCCATGCCGTTCCGTCTCTTCACGATGACGGCGCCGATCTTCCTGCTGCTCGCGCCAGAGCGCCCACAGCATCGGCGCGTACACGATCGCTCCGAGCGTGTAGATCACGAGGCGGATCGGTTGCCGCCCCGGGTAATCGAGCGACACCCACGACGAGACCGAGATCTGCGCCAGGACCAGCGCGAGCACGATCGACTTCGCCGCGTAGATGCGGCCAACCCTGTTGCGCTCCCATGGCGACCGGATGACGTACAGCAGGGTGAACGCGGCCACCATGATCGCCAACACGAGCAGCGCGATATTCGCCGCGTCCTTCACGTTGCTGCACCTCCCCACGCCTGCTGAAGCAGCTCGGTGAACCCATTGCGCTCTAGATCGTTTCGGGCGACCCGTGCCACGGCCCGCGCTTCTCGTGCCCGCTCGTCCACTTCGCTCGCCTGCTCCTCGGCACGACGCCGCCGTTCTACGGCCTGCGCCCATTCGTGCGCGGCGTCCTGCTGCCGCTCGCGCTGTTCGTCAGCGCCCCGAAACTTCCTCGGCCACCTCATGTCACACGTCCTGCAACATTGCGCACCGCTTCGAGAATGTGCACCGCGTACTGGGATGCGACGGTCTGCTCGGACATCGCCGATGTCGCCTTCGAGAGCGCGTCCGCCTGAGTCGAAATCGTCTTCTGATCTTCGAGGGATCGGCCTCGGAGGTGCTCGATCTCGGCGTCCTTGCCTGCGATCTGCTCGCGATGGGACGGCCCCCACACGATCCAGCCGCGCGTGACGGCCAGACCGTGCAGAAGACCGAGCACGAGAACGACGGTGCCGACGCCCACGCCCTCCCACTGGGAGGGGTTGAGCGGCCCCATCTCAGATCAGCCGACCGAGGCGGGCCTCGAGGTCGCGCCGACTCTGCTCGACGGCGGCCGCCGCCGATCCGAGGTCCGGAACGTTGATCGAGACCGTGGTGTTCTTCGCGTGAGCGGCGAGCGCGTCGGTGATGCGCGCGACGCCGTCCGGTCCGATGACAGCCGGCTTCGGGTTGATGTTCGCGGTTGCGACGCCGCCGGCCGCGAGCGCGACCAGGCCCGCGATCGTGGCGGCGATCTGGTCGGCGGTGCCCTGCTCGAGGACGCCGAAGATGGCGAGGAAGGCGACCACGCCGCCGACGAGCATCTGGACCGCGTAGAGGCCTTGGCGGACCTTGGGGTTCGAGATCATCACTTGCCCTCCAACTTGCGTTCGATGCGGTCCAGGCGGTCGGACAGGCCTGCGACTTCACGCTCGGTGCGGAAGGTCGCGGCGTCGGTGAACTGCGCGCAGTCGCGCATCGTGAGCTCGGCGGTCGAGCCCTCGACGAGCGATCGTCGGCGGCCGCAGACCGCCTCGTACAGCTCGCGCTGCTCTTCAGGGGATAAGGCCGACATGAATCCCTCCTCGGGGAGTAGCGCGGCGCCGAGTGCCAGGCACCGCGTGTATCGGAGTTGACGATCCGGCAGCCCGTTCGTGCCGCCGTTGATCGCGCGCGTCGCGGCCACGATGTCGCGGGCGTCGGCGAGCGCGTTGAGTTGCGGGCGGGCTGCGGTCCAGTACCAGACCGCCCCGACGAACCCGTATCGGTCGGACGCGAGCTCGGCGGGGTTGTCGACGAAGTACGTCGGCGTCGGGACCAGGCCGCGCCCGTGCGCCCACCGCGAGCACTCGGTGTAGTTGTGCCGGCCGGTGACCTGGATCGGTCCGCGGCCCTTGAACCGTCGGCCGTCGCCGGGCTCGGTGTTGCCGAGATCGCGGCGACCCTCGTAGTCGGCGCCGGACGCGAGCTCTTCCATCCACAGCAGGCCGTTCGACTCATGGCCGAGCTGCGCGCACCACATCGCCGCGCGCTCGACGGTCGTGCACCCGGCCTCTCGCATCGCTGCGGTGAAGGCGGGCAGCAGCGCCGCGTACCGCTCGCGCGAGACCGTGCCGCCCATTGCTCGCGACAGACCGTCGACGTCCATGCCGGCGACCGCTTCGTTCGGATACTGCGCGCCATCGAGCAGCGGTAGCGGGTTGAGTCGGTCCGCCCCCGGCTGGGACCACACGTAGCGGTGCCATTCGAGATGCAGGTGCGGGGCGACGCCGCCGTTGGTGTTCGAGTCCGGGTTGATGCGGGCGATGCGCTGGCCCGCCTCCACGCGCTGCCCGAGTGACACCTCGGGGATCACATGCCCGTAGACGGTGGTGCCGCTGCCGTCCTCGGTTGGATGGTCCAGGACGACCCACTGACCGAACCCAGATGCGGGGCCGACGGCCCAGACCGTGCCGCCCTGCACTGCGAACACAGGGCGCCCGGCCGAGCCGCCTTCCCACCCGAAATCGACGCCCCAGTGCACGGTTCCCCAGCGCTGCCCGAACTCCGAGGTGATCATGTGTCCCCGCTCGAGGGGCCAGTATCGCGTCACGTTTCCTCCTCGGCCTTGATGGCGTCGAGTGCGTCGTTCAGTTCCTTGCGGAGCTCGGGCGACATCTTGCGCACGAGATCCTTCGCCTCTGTCCGCGGCGGGTCCGGCTCGTCGGCGGGCACCCACTTGCCGGCGCCCGTGAGCCAGGCCTCTTCGGTCTCCGGTAACCGGAGCTTGATCGTCGGCTCGGCCATATGGCCGCAGTGGTCGCACTTGAGTCGAGCGCCGCAGTCGTGCAGGCGCTTCGAGACGAGCCGGTAGTACACGAACGGCAGGATCGCCAGCGCGCCCTTGAGTTCCGGGAGCGAGACCAGCATCCACCAGAACATCTCTTCCGGGTCGTCGAGATCGCAGTTCTCCCGTGTCGGGATCTCGTCACGCTTCACGACATCACCCCCAGCTCCTTCAGGTCGGATTTGCCCTTGTCGATGGCTGCCATGAGGCGAACCAGTGGATCCTGCTGCAGCGCTTCGCCGCCGAGGCTGATCTCGAACTCCGGCGCCCGGTCGACGCCCCACGACAGGACTCGCTTCGAGACGCGCTCGACGTGGATCCGCTGCGTGATGTCGCCGGGGATACGGGTGGCGACGCGGTCGCCCTTGTCGAAGTGCCCGATGCCGGGCGCGCCGATGACGTACGGGGCGCCGTCGGTGATTTCCATCGACCCGGAGAAGATCGTCCGCGTCTCGTACGCGCCTTGGCGCAGCACCATCAGCGAGTCCAGGGTGTACGCCTTGCCACCCGAGGCGATGAAGAACTCGAAGTACCGGAAGTCACCGGACACCTGAGCCCGTCTGAGCAGCTTGACCGCGATCCACGCGAGGACGGTGTCCTCGTAGAAGGGCTTCAGGATCGCGTCGATGGAGCCGCCGACCGAACCGAACTGCAGCAGGTTGCCCACGACGTCGAACACGCCCTGGACGAGCGCGCTCATGGTCTCGTTCACGCCCGGCATCGAGTGGCCGCCCGTGACGAGCTGCACCGCCCGGGCCGGCCGCTGCTTGAAGCTCGAGCGCACCACCCCCGGACTGTCCGGCGAGTAGTAGACGTACGGCACACGCGGATCGGTTCGCCGGTCGCCGGGCACCCGGTAGTCGCCGACGACCGGCATGTCGGTGATCGTCTCTTCGATGTTCTCGACGAAGTCCTCGGTGTACGAGCGGATCGTCCGCACGAACCCGTCGAAGAGCGAGCCGCCGTTCGAGGTGCCGGCCTCGACGCCGGACTTGTCCTCGATCCACACCACCAGCGCGCCGTGGCGCAGCTTCGCGCCGGGCCAGGGCAACGGGTCGCCCTCGAACCAGCGGCGCCACTGCAGCGAGAGCTCGCCGTCGGCGAGGATCGCCTGCGCGGCCTCGTGCCAGTACTTGAACCGCGACGTCAGGATCGCCCACGGCACGCCCTTCGCGAGCCACTCCATGAACGAGCCGGGCTTGACCACGACCGTCCAGGTGGACATGTCGAAGCCCTGCCACCACGAGGACGCCTTGAGCGGGTCGTCGGGGAGGGTGAAGATCGGCATGTTCTCGCGGCACAGGTTGATGTGCAGTGCCGTCAGCAGTACCCACGGCGCCGGGCCTGCGAGCCCGAACACCTTGATCGGCTGGAAGGCGGCCGGCATGACAGGCGTCGACCACAGCAGCTTTGTCTTGAGCTGCTCGAAGTCCGACAGGAACGACGCGACGAGGGTGCTGTTGCCGAACTCGTCGGTCTGGACGTCGGTCTCCTCGAGCAGTCCGGACCAGCGAGTGCCCATGTAGTCCACCGAGACCAGGACGTTGCGCTTCTCGCCGCGCTGGATCCGGCCGTACATGTCGTTCAGCCACTGCGCCTGCGGCATCTCGAAGTCGAGCGAGAGCGTCCCGACGCCGCTGTCGTTGTCGACGTCCTCCCACTTCGCTTCGTCCTCGCACTCGACGATGTGCACGAGGTCGGCGTTCGCGCCGGTCCACAGCCGCACCAGCGCGGGTGTGCGCCGCATCTGGTCGAGCTCGCGGTGCGCCCGCTCGGTTGCCTCCATGATCGCCGCGCACTGCTCGGCGAGAGAGAGATCGAAGTCGACGACGCTCACAGCAGCTCACCTCCCCACGGCTTCGGCCACATGCGCAGCTGATGCAGCTCTGCCCGCGCCCCGCCGGCCGGTGCTCCGGTGTACGAGATCGGCAGCTTGGTCGGCGGCGTGTAGGGCGGGATCTTGTGCATGAAGAACTGACGGCCGCCGTTCTCGCCCAACAGGTTCGTGCCAGACCACGACTCGAGCATCAGGCGCATCGGGTCGTAGTTGATCCGGGCGCCCGCGTGCACCGAGTCGATCGGTAGCAGTGGAACGATCCGATTCCCGAACCGTCCGCCCGGGCGCCGCTTGCCCTTCGGGCCGACCCACGACGGATCCGGGATGTTCCACGTCGCCCGGGTGAGCACCCAGGTCTGCATCATCGTGATCGGCGTCGGATTCTCTACTTCGATGAACCCAGAGGCCGACGTCGTCGACTTCTCGAAGTGCGTGACCTTCGTCTGCCCTTCCCAGAATGGTTGGGCCGAGCGGACTTTGTAGATCGGGTTCAGGTACTGCTCATCCTCGAGCGTGGGGTCGAACTCGGGGTCGAGATCGGTGTTGTCGTACCGCTGGATGAACAGTCGGCGGATGTCGCGCGAGGACCGCACGACAACCTGCGCGAGCTGCTCGTCCTCGTCCCACTCATCCGGCGCATCGGTGATCATCTGGTCGAGCAGCGAGTCGAGCCGCTCGATGTCCATGTCGGTGTCATCGCCGAACAGGTGGAAACCGAGGGCGAGATCGCGCCACGGGAACGTTCGGTTCTTGAACCGCCCGCCGCGCTGCCGTGCGGCCCTCTTCCACTCGCTCGAGATCGGCGCCCCGTAGATCCCTTGGACCTGGCCGGCCGCCAGGATGACACCCTGGCGGCCGGCGTTACGTCCAGCGAGATCGAGGCGATAACCGTTGGCTCCGATGAGCGCAACATCAAGCACGTCCACCTCCGAAACGCATGAGCGCGATGCTCTGACGCATGGCCTGATCGCGTTGCCACGAGGCTTGATCCGCGATCGTGATCTGCTGGTTGTTGTTGATCTGGACGCGCGGCCCGCCGCTGGCACCCGCGCCGACGAGCTCGTCGACCTTGTCGATGTTCGCCTCGGCGATGTCCCAGTGACGCGGCAGCAGAACGGGTTCCGGCTCGTTCAGCCCGTTGAACCCGAGCTGTCCGGGCATCATCCATCCGCCCGTGTCGAACAGGCCCGTCTCGTCGACGAGCTGCTGCCCGCGGGTCATCATCTGGCTGTACCGATCCGGGAAGGCCGACCGCTGCACCTTCTGCGCAGCCGCGCCGGGATCCATCGACTTCCAGTCGAACTCGGTGAGGTGCTCGAAAAACATCCGAGCCGACTCGAACGGATTCATCCGCTGCTCGAGCGTGCCCCACTCCGGGTAGTCCTGCTGCTGGAAGAGGCCCGTCGACGTGCCGTCGTTGCCGACCGCATCGTGCGGCAGCGCGAGAGACGCCGGCAGCTTCGAGTTCGCGTACATCTTCAGCGGATCGCCGACCTCGACGAGAGCGGTTGCCTCGCCGATGACCGCGGCAGCCTCGCCGAGGCCCATCTCGCTCGCTGCCCGTGCGATCTCGTACGCGTACAGCTCGGCGCCGGTCCGGTCACCCGGGCCGGTCTGGACGGGAGCATTCGGGTCGATGAGCCCCTCGGTGACGGTCGCCAGTTGATCGGCGCCGACCGCGGACTGTGGCGAGCTCGGGATGCTCGACGGCGAGGACATGCCCGCCGTCGAGTCAGCCTTGATCGTGTAGCGGTCCGCGAGGTCCAGGTACTCCCCCACTCCGAGGATCTCGATCGAGGCATCCGACCAGACGCCCGCGATGTCGGTGAACATCGACTTCCACCGGTCTCGCGCCGAGAACGTCTGCTGCAGTTCGGTCGTCGGCGTCGATGTACTGGTCGCTGACGGTGCGCCCATGTCCGGCCCCCAGCTGGGAACCGCGCCCGACGGACCGGAACCGACCTGTATGTGCTCGGGCGCCGGCGGTGCTGGCGGGCCGAGTGGCTCGTCGGCGGCTGCGTGCACGTGGTGCGTGTGATCGCCTGCGTTCGCGTAGTACGTGCGCGGAACGATTTCGCCGTTCTTGATCTGCCGGTCGAACCGAGGATCGTCGTAGATCAGCTCGAGCAACTGTCCCTGATAGTTGTCCGCGAGGAAGTTCGCGAACCCGAGCTGCTCGTCGGTGTTGCCCGAGCCGTTCGAGAAGTCGACCGCCTTCCCTGCGCCGTGGTAGTCGTTCGCCCCGGGGCGAACTGTGTCGGTCACCTGCAGTGCTGGGAAGTGCTCAGACGCGAGAGATGTCAGGCTGCCGATGACGCCGCCCTCGGCGAACTTCGGCAGCCGCGACATCGCATCGCGGAGTGAGAACAGACCGCTGATGACCGGGTGGTCCTCCTCGACGCCGAAGGCCTCGAACATGTTCGGCGTGTAGTCACCATCGATCGCCAGCGATCGCAGCCCGAACGCTCCCGCGACCAGCCGAGAATCCTCCTCGATGCCGAAGGGGTTCGACTGGAAGTCGCCGTTCATCAGCGCGTGGAGGAATCCGGCCGGCGGCACCCATCCCGCATTGAGTGCGGCGACGACGGCGGCACCGCCTTGCCGCATCACGTCCTCGCGGACGATGCCCTCGCCGTCAGCGACACGGACGACCGGGACGCCGAACGCGTCGACGCCGACGATGCTGTCCGAGCGCCCCGTCCCCGGACCCCAGAGCTGCCCGTCTTCGGTCCGGCCAGCGATCACGCCGCCGTCGCGGAAGAGGGGAAGGTCGGGGGTGTCGAGCGACAGCGACACCTTCTTGTTGATGACCGGGACCGTGAACTCCCAGCTGAGACGGAAGTTGTTCCACTTCTGGATGATCCAGTTCAGGGCCGACCGGAAGGCGTTGATGATGCCGTCCCAGAGTCCCGACGCGGCCGAGCTGATTCGCCCGGGCAGACCCGTGACGAACCCGACCAGGTCGTTGAACTTCTGGACGACCCAGTCTTTCGCCTCGCCCGCCTTCTGGCCGATCCAGCCGAGCGCCGCGCCGAAGGCGTCGATGCCGGCCGAGACCTTGTCGTACATCCAGTTCCAGCCGGTCAGGATCGCATCCCAGGCGGCCGTGATGATCTTCTTACCGATCTCGGTCTGGGTGAAGAACCAGATCAGTCCGGCGACGAGCGCCGTCACCGCGATGATGATGAGGGTGATCGGGTTGGCCGACAGTGCGAGGTTGAACGCCCACTGCGCGGCCGTCGCCGCTCCGGTCGCGACGGCTCCGGCGATCATCACGGCACGGTGCGCGATGAACGCAGCGCCCTGCAGAGCGAGAGCGCCGATGGTGCGGGCCGACGATGCAACCCACGCGCCCGCAGCGATAGCCGCCTGCGCGGTTGCCGTTGCACCGGCTGCGATCCACTGACCGACCATGATCGCGCCGTTGGCGACCGCAGCGGCCGACGATGCGACCCAGCCCGCGACAGTCCGGTACTGCGCAGCCACCTGCGCGGCTGCCGACGCAACCGCCGAGGCCTGCGTCGACACCCAGACCGCAGTGAGCGTGGCACCGCTCGCGACCGCGCCGGCCGCCGAGGTGGCGAAGCCAACCGTCATCGACACCAGCGCAGGCAGTAGCCCGATCGTGATGACGCCGACCAGGATGCCCGCGACGACCTCGTGCTCGCGGAACCAGCCGACGACTCCCCCGATCGCGTTCGCAACGTCGCCGAGGATCCCGATTCCGATCTGCATCGCGCCCCACACCACCGGGAGCGCCACCGATCCGATGTCGGTGACCACGGAACCGATCTGCGCCCAGAGGTCGGCGTTCTCGATGAGGAACTGTGCGGCGGCCCCGATGCCGTCCGTGATGGTCGACTGAATCGTGTTCTTCAGCACCGTCATCGCGTGATTCGGCCCGGAGTTGACCGTGTCCGACATCTGCTGAGTCGAGCCCGCGAATCCGGACATCGCGTCCTCGGCGCCCGTGAGCGTCTTCAGGAACGCGGGAATCTGATCGACGGACAGGTCCTCGAGGGGTGTGCCGAACAGGGCGATTGCCTGCTGCGCCATGACCGCCGGGTCTTCGATGTCGAGTAGCTTCTGCGCGGTGTACTGCAGCGCGAGCTGCGCCGACTCGCCACCCGCGGCGACGCTCGTGGCCATTGCCTCGGCGTCCTCGCCGAGGAACTTGTACGCCTCCGCTGTGGACTTGGACCCGTCCGTCGCGCGGATGGTGAATTCCTTCAGCGCGTCGCCCGTCTTGTCCAGGGCGAACTTGCCCTGTTCGGCGGCCGCGACGAGCAGGTTAAAGGACTCTTCGCCGTCGAACCCGAGCGCGCGGAAGTTCGTCCCGTACTCCTGAATGATCTCGGGCAGTTCGTCGCGCATCGCCGCGGGAACAGTCTGGAACGAGCGGGTAAGCAGGTCGAAGGCCTCGGTCGAGTCCTTGGCGAGACCGTTCTGAATCAGCTGCGACGCGGTCTGTACCGACGCCGAGACGTCCTGATCGAACACGTTCGCGAAGGTCATTGCGTTGCTGGCGATCTGATCCATCGAGGCTTCGCCCTCGAATCCCGCCGTGCGGAAGGAATTCGCGACCAGGCCGACCGCCTGCGCTGCCTCCTCCATCGAGCCCGCAACACCGGATCGGTACAGGGCGCCCGCCCTGTCGCCGTACTCGGCCGCCAGGTCGCCCGTCGCACCGAGCTGCGCGGCGAGCTTGGACTCGATGTCCATGTTGTCCATCGCCGCCATGCCGAGACCGATGGCGCTGCCGATACCGGCGGCCGCGGCAGTGAACTTGCCGAGGTCGGAGACCCCACCCTTGATCTTGTCGCCGAACCCATCGAAGGAGCCAGCGAAACGGCTGACGTCATCCGCGCCACCCTCGGCCGCCTTCGCCGCGCGCTCCTCCGCGTCGGCCAGGTTCTTCGTCGCCTGCTCGGCCACCTTGGACGCCGCGGCTTCCTTGCGCTTCGCGGATTCGAGCGCCTCGACCGCGCGGGTATGCCGCGCGCCCGAGGTGATGCCCTTCTCCTGCAGCTCGACCAGCGCAGCCTCGGCGACCCGGCGCTTGCCGGCGGCGTCGGCAACCTTGTCCTGGGACTTCGACAGGTCGGACGTCGCCTTTTCGACGGCGGCCTTCGCCCCGGCGATGCCCGCCGCGATGCCGTCGCCCGCGGCCTGGCCGGCACGCTTGCCCGCCGTCCGCATCGGACCGACGAGCTGCCCGGACATGCTCCCTTCGACGCCCTGCATCGTGGGAATGACCTGCAGTGCGGCCCAGCCGATTGTTTCCACGGGCGCGCCCTCCTATTCGGTTGTGCCGAGCTCCCGGGCGCGTCGCGCCTTCGCACGCTCGAACTTGTTGCGCTTCGCTTCGCTCCTGCGCGCTGATTGCCGCTTCTTCTGCTCGAGGCGCCACGGGTGGCGGATTCGCGGTTTGCCCCGGCCTCGCCCGGCGTTCGCCTTCTGCTCCCAGAGGTCGGCGAGCAGGTGGTCGGTGATCGTCCACGGGACGCGCCCGTCGCTCTCGTCGATCGCGAGAGCGGAATCGGCGGGGAGGTAGCGGATCAGTACGAACAGGCGGCGGAGCGTCAGTTGCGACTCCCCGCCGCCTGGCCGCCAGAGGTCTCGGAGATCGGTCTGATGGAAGCGGTTCAGGTCCGCCTCGATCGGATCGCCCTTCGAGCGCAGCAGTGCGAGCAGGCCGACTATTTTCCCGCCGAGTCGAATCCTGTTGCGCGAGCGAACATCGACATCACTTCGCTCGACGCGTCGATCGGGCTCTTGCCCTCGGCCCGTGCGCGGGCGGCGAACCAGGCGAAGTCTCGATCGCCCAGCAGGCCCTTCACCATCATCAGCGGATTGCCCTGCACGGTGCCCATCTGGAAGTCCCATGATTCGAGCAGGTCCACCTGGGAGATGTGAATGGTTTTGTCCCACAACCGGAGGACGATGGTTGCACCGCCGTCGGCCTCGGCTGCGCGAGGATCCTTCTTTGCCAGATGATCCTGAGGCACGGGCGCGCCCTCGGGGATCGCGACGGGCTTCTTGCGCCCCTTCTTCCCGCCGCGGCGAGCAGCGCGATTCGGCCCTGCGCCGCTCGGCGTCGGGGTGGCGTCGACGACGGCGGTCGAGTCCGTATCGGTCTCATTGTCGGCGTCATCGAAAAAGGTCTCGAAGTCGTCAGCCTGGGGCATGTGCAGCTCCTTGGTTCTTGCGCCAGAGGTCCGGCGCGATTGCTGCCACCACGAGCGCGGCGGCATGTTCAGGGACGCCCGCACCGAGAAGGTGCGTGTGTGCGTCGGCGACCGAAGCGGCGAAGTCGGCGGGTGCGGCCTTGACGGCTTCCTCGGCCTTCTCCTCGGCTTCGATCTCGGGGGCGAGTTGTATTGCGCGCGCGACCTTCTTGTACTGGGTCGGCGTGAGCGGCGGCGTCAGGCCGAGTCGCTCGGCGGTCTCTGCGATCTCGCGTTCGGTGGGGACTCGGGGCATGACGCCTCCTGTGCAGCGGTGCAGCGAAAGAGGTCCGGCCGTCCGCGGGCTGCACTCCGCGGACGGCCGGGGTCTGTGGGGTTGTCCTGGCCCGCCCCACGTCCTCCTCAGGGATCAGCCGAGAGGGACGTCGTCGTCGAATGGCTCGGTCTCATCGACTCCGTCGTTCAACGACTGGGGCGCTAGGGGCCCTCGGGCTCGGTCTCGACGCGGATGAACACGTCACCGTTCGCGTCGTTCGCGTGGTGGCAGGTCATCTCGTACGACTCCTGCCCTGCCTCGGTCTTGCCGCTGTGCGAGGACAGCTCGAGCAGTGCCGGCCGGGTCGTGATGAGGATGTCGGTGTAACCCTCGTCCTCGAACTTGTAGAGGACGTAGAACCGGAGACCCTTGGGCGCACCCACTCGGTTCGGGGCCGATCCCGGCAGCACGAACTTGCGCGTCACCGAGTTGTCCTCGAAGGCGGTGAATCCGGTTGTCACCGAACCGCGCCGAGCCTTCGAGCGGTAGCGCGGATGCCCGAAGCCGTCGTAGTGGACGATCTCGAGTTCCGGCGTGACCGGCACGCCCGCGTCCGCATCCTGCAGGCCGACGAACAGCCACTTCGGATCGAGCGTCGCGTCGACGTCGGCGGGCACCAGCGTGTTGATGTCGGTGACCTGGTCGGCGGGGATGACGTACGTCTCCGCCCCGTCCCAGATCCGTGTGGCATCAGCATTTACTGCGGCCATGAAAAACACCCCTTCCAAAGGGTTTCGGGTCACGATGTGACTCAGAGGTTGGTTGTTCGCACGGTGGTGTTGACGGTGAAGCTCGCCATCATTCCGCCGTTCTTGGGGTCTCGTGCGTCGATCAGGGCGGACCCCGGTGAGACCTTCACGCCAGGCACTCGCAGCGCGAGCAGCCAGCCCATGCACTTGCCCGCGATCTCGCGCGCCTCGGTGCGGCCCTCAGCCCAGACGGTGATGCGGATCTGCGGCTTGGTCGAGACCGGCCACCGCTGCGGCCCGCCGTCGTCGAACACGACCACGGCCGGCGGACTCTTCGGGGACCAGTCGGTCGGCAGCTTCAACGCGGCCGTCGCGCCGTGATCCGTCGCCGCCAGCTGCTCGATCAGGAAGTCCTTGATCGGAACAGCAGCGTCCCTCGGCTTCCGCAGCGCCTTCATCGCGACGTCACCGAGAGTCCGACCGAGGCGGCAGCCTTGGTGAGCGCGCCGTCGCTCGCCTGCATTGCCGCGCCGTATCGGTCGGCGATCACGACCGCAGCAGCGCCGCGGTCGGTCGTGTACGGGTCGACGCGCACCACGACGTCGGCGCCGACGCGGCCCCGGACGGCCCCACCGATCTGCTGCGCGACCGCTGTAACAGCCGTCGCGAGCTTCTCCTGCTTCAGAATCTTGCCGACGCCCGCACGGTTGAGCCGAAACGGTTTCTGCGCCATGCCTACCCCCTTCCGAGAGACGCGAGGGCGACGAGGCCCCCGCGAGCGGTGCGCGGCGACCGCCAGTCGACGACCCGCACCGAGTACCGATCGCCGCGGATGAGCAGCTCGTCGCCGTTCAGGACGTCGGCCCGGCGGCGCAGATAGACCGTGAACTCGATCCGTTCGCCGTCGCGGCCCAGCTCGGCCAACTCCTCGGACAGACCGGGCTCGACTGCGAGCGTCCGGATCTCGCGCTTGTCCTCGGTCGACGGCACCGGGTCGAGGTTCGAGTCCAGGCCGCCGGGCGTGCTGCGGATCCGCATGACCTTCTCTGCCATCACGCACCCCAGCCGAGGCGGTAGCGATTGAGAATCGCGAGCTGGTGCGGCTGCAGCTGCGCGACAGAGAACTCGAACGGCCCGACCTTCTCGGCTACCGCAGCGGCGCCCTCGTCGACTTGCGAGGCGGCTGTGGCGAGGATGAGCCGCTTCAGCTCGGCCGGCGCTTCGGCGTAGCCGTGCGTCAGTGTCACCGAGATGCTGCGCCAGCGATCGGTCCATCCGGACCGCCTGCGCAGCATGCCCTTCGCGGACCACTCGACCGCGTCGCCGACCGACAAGGCCGTACCGTTCTCGACGACCGCGGCGACGTCGTCGACCTGCATTGTCGGCAGCAGCAGCACCGAGAGCCCCGGCCCGTCGAGGATCAGGGTCTCGGTGCGCTGAGGCGCGATGTGCCATCCGCAGTAGCCGCGGACCTCCGAGATTGCCGCCGCGAGACTGAGCTCGTCGATGCCTTCCTCAGACTGGAACGCGGCCAGCTCCTCGGGGGTGACGATCTCGGGCTCGGGCGGCGCGGTCACTTCTCGGCCGCCTTGTTCGCGGCTGTCCGCGCCTTGTTGGCAGGCGCGGCGGCCTTGGCGGCATCGGCGCCCGCTGCCGCACCCTCGGCGGCCTTGCGGTCGGCCTCGGCCTTCTCTGCCGCGACGCGGTCCGCCTCGGCCTTCGCCGCCGCTTCCGCGGCGGCGTCCGCCTTGCGCTTGGCTGCAGCCTTCTGCCGGTACTCGACGGTGTCCTTCGCGGTGAGGCCGCGTGCTTCCGCGTCCTCGTCGGTCAGCTGGACGGTGGCCAGGTAGCCGTTGATTTCGGTCGCGTAGATCTTGAGTCCCACTGGTTTCTCCTTCCGGAACGACCGCGACCCGGTGCACGGTGGCACCGGGTCGCAGGTCGGTCAGTTGGGTCAGGCCGCGACGTCGACCTTGACGAAGGCGGTCGGGCGGGTGACAGCGAAGGCGACGCGCTCCTCGGCGAGGATCGCGACCATGTTGCGGATGAAGAAGTCCGCGTGCGAGTCGGTCACCGTCACCGTGGTCTGCTCGCGGTCCCACAGGACCGCCTTCGAGTAGTCGCCGAGCAGCGCCTCGCCGTCGGGCTGGCTCTCGGACTCGATCGTCGGCAGGCCCCAGAGGGTCCGCGGGCCGAAGGCGAACGGACCGGCACCGAAGAACCGACCCTGCTCGTCGCGAGCGAGGTCGACGGTCTCCATGTCGGCGGGCGACAGGACGACCGCGTTCGGCGCGACGCGGCCGATCTTGCGCGCCTTGGTGATCGCGCGGCGCACGGAGGTGAAGATGTCGGTGTCGAACGCCTGCGTCTGGACGCCGGACCAGTTGCGGATGCCCGTCAGGTTCTCCCCCGTGCCGCTGCCGTTGAGGATCTGGCCCTCCTCGGCCTCGGCGATGTCGGCGCGGAGCTCGTCATTGATGAGCCCCTCGAGCGCGGCGACGTCGGCCAGGGCGCGCTTGGTGGCCGGCACCCACTCGGCGATCGTCTTCACGACCGCGGTCTTGCGCTCGAACGCCCACGAGCCTTCCGGCTTGTAGCCGCCTCCGGGAGCGGTGACCAGCGCGCCGGCACCCTCCGGAGCGGTCGGTGCGGCCGAGCTGGTGGCCTCGGCGACGACCGCGGCCGCGTTCGTGTGCGAGGTCTGCTGGACGTACTCGACGGTGTCCGAGCCCGTGCGTCGCACGGAGATCAGATCCCGGATCGTCAGCTCCTTGCGGCCGAGCATCTCGACGATGCCGGTCTGCTCCGGAGTGACGAACGCGCCCGCGCTCGAGTCGTTGCCGCCGACGAACAGACCCTTCACGTCGATGGGGTCCGTCGAGAAGTGCGACCGTTCGGGGATGTGCCCGCCCTTGAAGGGCGCGATCGCGTTCTTGAACTCGAGCGAGTCCACGACCTGCAGGCCCAGCGACTTCGCGCGCATCCGGGTGACGGTGTCGTGCACCGGGTCGCCCGCGGGGAGGCCGATCTCCTTCGCGAGATTGTCCGCCTGCTCGATGATCTCGATGTCGCGCTTCAGCGCCTTGATCTGCTCGAGCAGATCGCCGCCCTTCGCCATCGAGGTGCGGTAGTCGCCGGCCTCGTCGTCGGTCATCTCGCGAGACTCGGCCTGCGCCTTCTCTGCGATCTCGCGGGCCTTCTTCACCTCAGCCTGCGCGGCTTCCTGCAGGCTCTTCAGTCGGGTAGCGCTCATGGTTGTTGACCTCCTGGTCGTAGTTGGTTATGCGCTCGTGGCGATGAGGGCCGCGAGCGCGTCCGCACTCGCCAGGGAGACGGACGGGGTTGGAGCGGACTTGCCGGCAGAGCTCCCGTCGGAGCCCTCCGGGGTCGGTTCCTCACCGCTGGTCTGGTCCTGGTCTTCTGTCTCGTCGTCGTCGACCTCTTCGCCGAGGACGCCGAGCACGGTGTCGATCGACGCGGCAGCCTCTTCCAGCTGCTTCTTCGCGTCGCGTAGAGCGGTCTCGTTCTTCGCCGAGAGCGCGCGGCCGGCCTTGACGCGCAGCGATTCCGCTGCTGCCTTCACGGCCAGGATCTCGGTCTCCTGGTTCGCGCCGATCGGCACGACGGAGACCTCGAACAGGTCGAGCTCCTTCAGCGAGTAGTACGCATCCCGCCAGGTCTTCCCCTCGCCCGTCGGCTCGACGAACTCGCCATCGATGACGGCGTACGCGAACGACATCTGCGAGACGCGGCCGGACTTCAGGAGCCGGTACGTCGTCGCCGCCTTCGGCTGTTCGAGGTCGAGGCGAGCGTGCACCTTCAGGCCGCGCTCATCCTCTTCGGCCGACAGGATCTCGCCGATGTTGTAGTCGGGATCGTCGGTCTTGTGCCCCCACAGCAGCGGCAGGACCGCGGCATCCTTCTCGGCCCACGCCTTCAGCGTGTTCGCGAAGGCGCCGGGCTGCACGACGTCGCCATACGAGTCTTTGTTGCCGAATACCGATGCGTACGCGATGAACTCACCCTCGGCGAGCCCGGCATCAGGACCGGCCTTGATCTTGACCGTGCATGCCTTGGTGTTCATTCCTGGCCCTCCTCGTCGGGCTCGTCGTCGGCCGGCGGCGCGGCCTCGGGGTCCGGCCCGGATTCGGCCGGAATGGGTTCGTCGTCGCCGTTCTGCGTGACGTTCAGCGGACGGATCAGCGCGTCGCCACCCTCGACCGGCGGTCGGTTGTCCATCGCCCGGACCTCGTTGACTGTGAGGAACGGTCCGCCGCATGCCTTCTGCATCGAGTCGGACCGGGTCTCGAACGAGCCGGTCAGCTTCTCGGCGAGGTTGAACTCGACGTAGACGCGATCGCTGCCGGGCAGATCCGGGATCAGCTGCAGCGCCAGCTCGTCGGCGATCATCGTCAGCCAGGGGCCGAGCGTGTCCTGATAGAGCATCTTGTGCTGCTCGGTGATGTTCGAGAACGTCGCCTTGTCGAGCAGGCCAACCATCGGCGGCGGGATGAAGTACGCCGCCGCGACTTCCTCGCGGGTGAGCTTGCGCGCTTCGACGTACTGCAGTTGCTCCGAGGTCTGCGCAACCGGGTTGAACGTCATGCCGTCCTCGAGGATCGGTGTTCCGCCGGCCGCGGGGCCGTCTCCCGTGTACTGCGCCCGCCATGACTCCCGGAACCGGTCGCGCGTCTCGGGCTCCCACCGCGACGCCTCGCGGGGCCGCTGCAGGTATCCGGACAGCCGCGCGCCGTTGCGGAGCGTCTGCTCACGCGATCGGCTCGAGTGCCAGTCCTCGGCGAGGATCTGCCGCAGCGACTCGATCGGCGAGGTGCCGAAATCGTCATCGGGCGCGTACCCGCGGAAGTAGACCAGGCTCTCGGCCGCGACCTCCTTCGTCCCCTTGCTGCCCTTGATCTCGAACGATGTTGGGGTGAGCCAGTTGTCACCCTTCGGCGACACCATCTCGGGCGGCAGGCGGACCAGCGCGAGGCTGCCGTCGGACGCCTTCACCTTCTGCCAGAACGCGCGGTCGTAGATGCCCAGGTCGTGCACCAGCGCGTCGAGCATCCGATACCGCGTCGTCCACGGGTTCGGCTTCCCGATGAGCAACGGGAGCGCGTGGTCGGTGAGTCGCTCGCGCTCGGTGTCGCCGACCCGGCGGAAGGCGTGCAGACCGAGCTGCGCGATGTTGCGGCCCAGGAACGAGACCGCCGTACGCACGGCGGGCTGCTTCTTCCAGATCTCTTTGTACGTCATCGACAGCGAGTCGCTCAGCTGCAGACGAGGCACGCCCGGCAGATCCGGGCGCGAGAGGCCGCGCACCGCGCCCTCGGAGACGACGAAGCTCATCGGTCACCCCCGATCGCCTGGACGAAGTCGACGTTCGCCCGCTCAACCCAGATCTCGCCGTCGGCCGGCGTGGGCGCGGATGCGTCGCGGTCGAGCACCATCGCGTCGGCCACGACGATCCAGTTGCCCGAGCTGCGGACGATCACGCCCGAGACGCCGTTCCCGGACTTCAGCGAAACGAGCACCCGGGACCGGATGCGCAGGCGCCGCGCGTACAGCACCACGCCACAGGCCGCGGCCACGAGGGCGAGCAGGCCGACAGATATCGCGACAGCGATCATGGGATCCCTCCGTCAGACCACCATCAGGTCGTGGTCGTCGTACGCGCTCTCGGTTTGGACGTCGCCATCGATGGCACGGCCGAGCGCGTTGATCAGTGCGGCGACGCCGTCGATCTTGTCGGCGGCGTTCGCCTTGTCCGGCTTCACGTTCTCGGCCGCGTCCATCGCGACCGCGAAGTTGTCGACCATCCACCGCAGCACCGGGTGCCCGCCGTGCCGCAGTATCGGCTTCTCCTCGGTGCCGAGCAGCACGAGCCGCTGCAGCTCCTTCGTCGGCGAGGACAGCGATGCGAACCCTTGGCCCATCTGGACCATCGGGATCTCCTCGGCAACAAGGTTGTTCACGAGCTGCGAGGCGTTCCATCGGTCGTACGCAACCTCTTGGACCGTGAAGGCCTTCGCGTCCGCCTTCACGACCGACTCGGTGTAGTCGTAATCCATGACATTGCCCGGCGTCGCGGTCAGGAATCCCTGTCGGACCCACACGCTCGCCGCGCCCGCGGTCCGCTTGTCGAGAGCCTCGACGTTCGCCTCGGGCGTCCACAGTCGCCAGATGGCGTCATACCCGCCGCGCTCGTCGTCCGGGAAGAGCCAACACAGCGCGGTGATGTCCGAGACCGACGCGAGGTCGAGCCCGCCGAAGCAGGCACGTCCCACGAGGCGGGCCTCGTCGACCATCGACGCATTGCGATCCCACGCCGTCAGGTCGATGTACTTCTCGGACTGCTTCGTGCGCTGGCCCAGGTGCAGGCGCAGGTACGACGCGAGATCGGCCGGGGAGTTCCGGGCCTTCGTCGCGGCATCGCGCAGATACGAGCGAGTCGGCGAGACGCCGTAGCCGGGGTTCGCCGCGCGCTGCGCTTCCTCGCTGAACGGATCCATCTCGGCCGGTGCAGCGAACACCACGCCGTACGTCGACGGGTCGTGCAGCGCACCGCGAGCGAGCTGCTCGATCATCGCGCGCTTGCGGTCGTACGGCGTGTGCCGCTTGCCCGCGTCGGCAGTCGTGATGAACACGATGAGCGGCTGCGAGCGCGAGCCGGTGCCCGTCTCGATCGCCTCGACGAGGTCGTACGTCTTGTGCAGGTGCAGCTCGTCGACGATCCCGCCGTGCAGGTCGGCGCCGTGCTGCGCGTCGCCGGCCGACGCGACCGCCTGGAAGTAGCTGCCCGTCTTCGGGTGCACGATCTTCGACGCGAGCGTCTTGACGTACGGCCGCAGTGCGGGCGACTTCTCGCAAATCAGCTTGATCGGATCGAAGACGAATCCGGCCTGCTCCTTCCGCGTCGCGGCGGCGATCACCTGCGCGCCGGCCTCGCCGTCGGCACAGGTGAGGTACACGCCGATGCCACCCGCAAGAGTCGACTTCCCGTTCTTTCGCGGGAGGTCGACGTAGGCCGTGCGGATGATCCGGACGTACGCCTGGACGTCCTCGTCGAATCGCACCCAGCCGAAGACGGGCGCGAGGATGTACGCGACCTGCCACGGATCCGGATTCAGCGGCTTGCCGGCCAGTCGGCCCTTGGTGTGCCGCAGCAGCTTGAACACCTTCAGCACCGCGTCGACACGGCTCGGATCGAACCGGGCTCCGGGCTCGTCGCGCGGCTCGGGTGTCTTGATCAGCGGCGGGCAGTCCGGCAGCGGGATCCCGCGTGACGCGAGGTAGTACCCGACCTCGGGTGAGATCTTCAGCCGCTCGAGCTCCTCGGCGTCGTAGAGCTCGAACTCAGGCGAACGGGTTGCCTTCGTCATCGGGCGTCCCCTCGACGGCGCCGAACGCAGCCGAGAGCTTGCCCTCGGACGACGGCGTCAGGCCGAACTCTGCGGCCCACGCGCGAAGCTGCTGCGATGCGCGCTCGGCGACGGCCATCGCGGGATTCTTTGTCTTCCATACCGACTCGGTCCCGTCCTTCCGAATCGAGCGGTTCTCGACGACGATGCCGTCCTTCCGAACCTGGCGGATCGCATCGACGTACGTCGCCCACGTCTCGCAGTACGCAGAGAGCGAGGCGCGATCCTCTTCCTTCGTCAGATCGAGCCGAGACAGACCCGGCACGACGCGCTTCCATTCGGCCTTCGCCTCGCGTGAGAGCCAGGTCGGCGGCTTCGGCGGGATGCGCCGGAAGTCGGGCGGCGGGGTGACGGCACGGCCGCCGGAATCGCGGCCCTCGCTCCGGCCGTTGAGCAACTTCAGCGCGGGCGGCGTGGCAGCCGGACCGGGCATCGTGACCCCCTTCCGTCGGGATACCCCCCCATGACCCCAAACCTGAGCGCGAAAAACTCGAGTTACCGCGCCGGTGTCCCTGGCGGGAGGTACAGGGATTTCGACCCCCCTCCCCCGTCAGAACGGAGGCGGGCCGTCGGTGCGCCCGGCCTGAGCCTCGGCGCGGGTCTTGTCGTCGTGGTGCGGCTTGCACAGGCTCTGCAGGTTCGCCGGGTCGTACCGCTCGCCTCCGGCCGCGAGGTTCACGCGGTGGTCGACGTCGACGGCCAGGCGCCGACAGCCCGGCCATTGGCAGAACGGATGCGCGGCGAGGTGATCGGCCCGGAGGTTGCGCCATCGCCGCGTGCTGCCGCCCGTCCAGCTCGACCCCTGCCATGCTGGCCGGCACCGAAGGCAGCCTCGCGGGTTGCTGTGCGCCTTGCGGCACTTCGGGCACACGCGAGGCGGCGCGGTCGGCATCCGGTCATCACCTCGGCTCGACGTTGGACCGCCCGGGCAGCTGCACCACCGCCGCTTTCACATACGACGGATCTACGCACAGCAGTGCGCGTTGTGTGCAGCTTCGCTCCCGCAGCGCTGGGTTCGGTATGACGCTGCGGGCTGACGTTGACGCCGGGCGGAAGCATGAGCCCGGACGCGCCCAGCCCGGCGCACAGCCGCGGCCCGTGAGAGGCGGCGTGCAGCACGAGGGATCCGAGCGCGTCCGGACGTTGGGGGTGAGGTGGGAAATCGTGGAGCAGGCACACTGGCTCCCACTGCACAAGAGTGTTGCATGCAGGTCAGCGCGGTTTCAAGCCGGGTAGGTTTCCGCGCGTGTCCCCCTCAGTTCGCGCACATCTCGGATGCGGAACAGGGGCGGATCTGTGCGCCTCATCCAGTACTCAGACTCGGTGCCGTCAGCCTGCCTCCATGCCCTCGGCCGCAGCTGCCCTCGGCTGTGCCACGAGCGCATCGTCCCGGCGGGGATCGGCTCGCCGAGCTCTCGCAGCACGCGTTCGAGTTCGGCGATGGTGAAGAGCCGGTTCTCGATGGCGCCGAGCGCATCTCGCACCAGCGCGCTGACGACGTGGTGTGCACCGCACGCTCGGCACGTCACGTAACCCTCGCCGTCCTCGACGTACAGGTCGGCACCGCAGAGGCCGCCCGAAACCAGAGCCGAGCACTGCCCTCGATACGAGAGCTCGGGCACGCGGTCGACGGCACGGCGTACGTACGCGAGAGCGTCGGTGATCTCGTCGTACATCACGCCCGAGTCGGGCACGGTGCGCGGGTCGCCGCCGCAGTGCGCCAGCCAGATCGCGGCGAGCTCGACGTCGTACGCGCCCTCGGTCGAGACTGCTGCTCGATCGAGTCGTCCGCGCCGGCTGTTGTGGACCAGCTGCCGCAGGCCCGGGCTGTCGAGTGCGACGTGCAGCTCGTGGAACTGCCCTGTCTGATCAGCGGCCACACGCGCCCATGTTCCGATGACGAGCGTCAGGTGATCGAGCGGGCGCTGCGTCGGGCGCTGGTCGAACTTGTCCAGGCGCACGGGCAGCGCGGTCTCGGCGCTCTTCCCGCCGACGCGTCCGCGGCTCATCCGGTCGAGCCTCGCCCGCGTGATCGTCATGTCGGACACGAGGCCCGGGATCTCGAGGAGCTCGCGGTGTAGCGAGTCGGCGCACAGCGTGCACAGTTCGAGCCCGTCGGCGACGACACGGCCGCAGTTGTGGCAGTCTATGGTCAACGGTTCCTCCCCGAGATAGTGCCTTGCGAAGCGCAGCCGATACGGTGTCGCGCATGACAATTCCTCTCGGCGGCCAGAACGATGACATCCACGCCCTCATGTTTCGATTCCTGGGCGCATTCGCTCACGTTCAGAACTTCATCGACGAAAGCTTGACGAAGACCTTCCTCGAAAAGCGGATTCCTAACGCGGCGTCCTTCTTCTGGGATGGAGCCGTGAGTCGCATTCGGGACAGCGATCGTCCGAAACTTGTCCAGCGGATCGCATCCGATATCTCGTCTGATGCCGACCTGAGCTGCTTCAACACCATCTACGCCGACGTGAAGCGCCTCCGCGACCGCTCCGCCCACGCCGCCCGTATCGAAGTCCAGTCGCAGGATGAGGTGCGAATCACTCCCAGCATCGTGATGAGCGGACCCAGTCCCGAACTGGAATGGACCACAGTTACACGCCTCGAACTCGTCGATGCACTCAAGCGTTGCGCGTGGCTTGAAGCCCAGATCCAATACGCCATGTACTCGGGGGATCTCATCAAACAGGTGTACCTGGGCGGCCAGCAGGTCGAGGTGGTCAAGCCGACACGCCATCCGAAAGACTGGGGCGAGGTTGTCTTGAGGCCGTTGAATGGCAACCGGTAGCGATCTGACAGTCACCGACGCAGTCATCAGCATCCCACCCCCGCAGGCCATTTCACGTTCGGCGTGAAGTGGTGCGGCAGCTCGGGCGGGTACCAGCCGAGCTCCTGAGCACCCATCGTCGCGAGCCCGAGCGCGTCGCTCAGGTTGTTGTTCTTGCCGATGCGCGCGTGTGGCCAGAGCGTCTGCATCGCGTCGAGCACCTCGGTCTTCTCGGCGCGGCCGTTGCCGGTCGCCCAGAGCTTGAGCGTGCTCACGTTGACGTCGACGACTGGGATCCGCCGGCGGGCGAGGAACTCGACCAAGCGGAGCACGAGCGCGGACCGCTCCTGGTACATCCCGGCGTTCTTCGGCGGCGTGAACGGCAGCGCCTCGATGACGACCAGGCGGACACTCGGGGGCATCGCGCGCAGGATCCGCTCGCACTGGTCGGCAACTCGGATGCTCCGCGTGGGCAGAGAGTCGCCGTTCTGCCCGCTGGCTCCAACGCAGACAAGCTTGGGGACGTTGGGGGTACCCGAGTGCTGGGGATGCTTGATTACGGCGATTCCAGCGGCTGTGAGGCTCGGATCGACTCCGACGACGGTGGTCACCGGCCGGCCTCCGCTCGTGCGGCGGCACGTTCGGCGTCGAAGGCTTCGAGCCGGGCCATGCGGGCCGCGCGCTGGATGCGCTTCGGGTGAGCGGCGAGGTGCGTCAGCGGGTGCCGGTCGCCGTTGCGGTCGAGCGTCGTGCAGGGCTTGCCCTCGGCGGCTCCGCAGTAGCGGCACGAGACCGTCAGCGCGGCGTCGTGGTCGATCAGGTCTTGGAAGTCACGCATCGGAGGGTACCCCCTTCGGGTTGAGTGCGGCTCGGGCCGCAGCGATTCCGCGTCGAGTGCGGTCGGCCTGGTCCTCGGTGTGGTCGCAGACGAGGCCAGGAGCGTCCAGGCGCCGGCCGTCGTCGTCGCAGTGCCCGCAGGCCTCGACGGCCGCGCGGCGGAGCTCGGCACGCTGGCGAGCCTCGGCGGACTGGGCCTCGGACTGCCGACGGCGCTCGTCGGCTTCCCAGCGGTCCCGAGCGACCCGAGCGTCGCCGCAGGCGCGGCACGGGGAGCTCGTGCCGTCGGGGTGCTTGGGGCAGTGGGGGCTCGGAGGGGTTGCGGCCTCACGCGCGGGCGCATACGCGTACGCGGCCGCGCGCGGCCCCCCAATCTCTTCATTTGCAGAAGGTGACCTTTCCCCCTGCCCCTGCCCCTGCCCCGCAAGGATCGCGATGGCATCGGGATGGGATTCGGATGGGATCATCCCGTCGGGATGGGATTCGGATGGCATCGCGAACCCATCGGGATGGGATTCGGAACCCATTGCGACGACATCGGAATCGGGCAGCGATTCGGCCATCCGATCAGCCACTTCGTCGGCGTCCTTGCGCTTGAACCGACGGAGCTCGGCGACCATCACGCGGCGCAGCTTCGGGCTCTCGATCGCCTCCGCGCACCGCAGCGCGTTCTTGAAGGTGTTCGGGTGTTTGGCGACGCCGTCGTTGCGCATGTACGAGCGCACGAGGGTCTCCTCGGTGTCCTCGTCGGTGACGGTGTAGCGGTGCGCCTCGAGCTCGGCGAGCGCGGCGCGGATATCGGCCGGCGTGGTCGACGCGCAGCCCTTCGCCCACTTCCCGAGCATCAGCGGCTGGACGCCCGCGTTGTCGACGTTCGGCTGCGAGAGCAGCAATAGATAGAGGCGCTGAGCCTCCGGGCTGCGAGCCCGGAACTCCTTGTCCTGCCAGATCCTCGACAGGATGCGCCCGTGATCACGAGGCATCGTTACTCACTCCTCTGGTTCGTTCTGCATGTCGGGCACCGGACCATCCCGGCCGGCGGTGTCTCGCCGCACGCGGAGCAGTGGCGCTCGGGGGGTCGGTGCGGGTTCGTCGCGCGCTTGGTCTCGGCGGCGACCGGGACGCGGGTGGTGATGGTGTCGGTCATGGCTCACCACGCAGGAGCGCGATCTCGTCCGACCGCGGCCCCGCCATGAGCTTCTTGACCGCGGCCTCGGCGAGAGTCGCGACGGCATCGCGGATGTCGGCCGGCAACAGGTGGCGGTTCTTGATGGCCCAGTACGCGACTCGGTTGATGGCGTTGGCGACGGTGATGGTCACGGCAGCGCCTCCCCCGCGTCAGCACAGCGCGCGTGCATGGTCTCGAAGTCCGCGTAGTCGTGATGCTCGATCCAGCGCGACGTCTCGACAACCCGCTGACCGTCCTCGATGTCCTCGCCGCACACCTCGCACGTCACTGGCTCCCAGGTTGAACAGGCGCAGGTCTCGTGGTCGCCGTAGGTGCTCGTGCAGCCGCGGAAGTCGAAGCCCTGCGCGACCTTCGACCGCTTCGCGGGGTACGTGCGCGCCATCAGCGATCACCTCGATTCGTTCTGCATGGACAGGTCTCGTCGCACGCGAATCCGCCGTGCTCATGGGGCTCTTGGTAGGTGCACCACTCGTTCTCGGGCTGGCAGTCGACGCCAGTAGCGAACGAGAGCGCGTTCGACGGCTGCATCAGCGACCACCGTCCAACAGCGCGAGGATGGTCGTGCGCCGGACGTCGAGCGCGGACCAGTTGCCCGGGTGGTCCACGTACGCGCGAGTACGGGCGATCGCGGCGCGCAGCTCGTCGTTCTCGCGCACCAGCTTCACGATGGTGCGGTCGGCCTGCTCCGCGTGGGTGTTGGGACCGCTACTGATGCCGCGGCGTTCGCGGACGAGATCCTGGCTCATGCCTCACTCCTTGGGGTTGCAGTGGTTCCGCCGTCGGCGCACTCGGCGACGTGCGTGCCGCGGTGGACGAGCTTCTCGCCGGTACGGGGGCGGAACATCAGGTAGATGGGTCGGTGGCAGTGCTCGCAGGTGTCGGTCATGGCTGGCCTTCCTTGCCGCACTCGACGCACACCAGCGGCAGGCCGTAGCCGGTCACCTTCTGGCCTTCGATGCAGACCTTGGCGTTCCACCAGGCACTGCCGCACGGGCAGGTGAGATGGACAGGTTGGGGCTGGAGCGGGATCACGTTGTTGCTCATCGCCATCTCCTCGGATCCAGGCGGCCGACGACTTCGCCGGCCGCGAGTGTGATGGCCGCGGCCACCCCCGCCGCCGTCACGACGACGGCGAGGGCAGCTGCGGAGAGTTGGGCGCGCATCAGTCGTCGCCCGGGGTGGCGGGCCGGATGACCCGCGTGTTGATCGGCTGGTCGACAGTGCTGCTGTCGCTGATCGGGTAGGTCGACGTCAGGAACGTGACAGTGACATGCCACAGGTCGGGAATCTCGCGGTCCTCCTGGACCGTCACCTCGTTGGCGAGCACTCCCGGGACCATGATGCCGCCGATCGTGATTCTCTTGCGGCCGATCGTGATCGGCTGCTCGACGTCGGCCATGCCGCTCAAAACGGCACCTCGTTTCGGTTCATGCGCTCGTGGATGAGATCAGCGAGACGTTCGAAGCACTTGGCCGTCGCTCGGGCGTCGCCGAGCGCAGAGTGCGGGGCCTCGTTTTCGACGCCGAGCAGTCCGCAGCACCGGTCCAGCCCCGGCAGGTCGGTCGGCTCGAGCCAGATCGATCCCGCGGTGTAGGCCGCGAGGTCCGCGAGGCGGTGGTGCCACGGCGTCGCCCACCCGATGCGGGCGAGCTCACGATCGAGGATCGCTGCGTCGAATCGCGGGTTCGATCCGGCAAACGTGTTGCCTTCCAGCATCTTGCCGAGGACGTCGTAACGATCCCTTGTCGGCTCCTCGGCGAGCTCCTCGTCGAACAGTCGCCGTTCGAAGTAGCGGTTGATCGCGAGCGAGACCGGGTCCGCCTTCTCCATCCATCCGGGCGGCAGCGCGGGTACGAAGTGCAGTTCCTCGCCCGTGGTCGTGTTGATCGCGGCGACCTCGAGGACCAGCGCCCTCTCGGTGTCGAGGCTCGTCGTCTCGATGTCGACGACGATCAGGTCGCGGTCGCTCATTCGCCATCACCCGCGCTGAACTGCGGACCGCCGCTGAAGCCGGAACCGATGCTCGAGACGGACGCGCCTTCGTCGTCGGCGTCGTCGCCCTGGTCCTCGTCGTCGCCCTCAGGCTCGTCCGACTGGTCGGCCGGCGGCTGATCGAACAGGCTCGGCTCGTCGGCGGCCGGCTCCTCGATCGACTTGTCGACGCCCGACAGCACGCGGACGACCTTCATGTTGACGCTCTTGCGCGTGCCCTCGTTGGCCATCGCGCGCTCGGTGTGCGACTGGCACGTCGCGATGATCGTGTACGTGCGCTGCTCGCCGATCTCCGGGACGTCCTCGAAGTCCTCGGCGGACAGGCCGGAGAACTGCAGGCGGGCGGAGTCGATCATGGGCTGGGACATGGGGATTCCTCTCGGTTGGGTGGGTTACTGCTGAGGGTCGACGTCGGCCACGGGCTCGCCGTTCTCGATGAACTCGATGACCGCCGCGATCTCGTCGCGCGTCATCTCGCGTGCGGCCTGTAGCTCGCGGCCGACTCGGCCGGAGAGGAACGCGCGCCGCTCGGTCTGGTCGACGATCCCGGCGTTCGTCAGCGCGGCGTCGAGCTTCTTGATGTCCGCCGCAGTGGCCGGCTTCGCGGCCGGTGCGCTGTCCGCGGCTGTGTCCACTTTCTCGCCCTGATCCGAGGCGTCTACCTGCGGGGGTTCGCAATTCTCGACCGGATTCGAGGCTGCGGTGTCCGGCCCGCTGACCCCGAGGCTGTCCGCGAGGCCGGCCATTCCACGCTTCGGCCCGGCAGTGACGCGCTCGGCCTTCGCGCGGACGGGCTCGGGGTACTCGAGCTCGAGTTCCTCTCGGGTGTACGCGATGCCGAGCAGGACGTCCGGGGCGATCTTCCGACAGACCTCGGATGCCGCCTTGGCGTAGAGCATCGCCTGCGGATCCTTGAGGTACTTCTCGTTCCCGATCAGCTTGCCGTTCGCGTTCGTCGCGAGCTTTCCGGTCCTCTCGTCGACCGTCGGGACGTATCCGGCCTGCACTGCGCGCTCGATCGTCCAGGTGCTCTCTTCGACGTGGGATTCGTTCTCGCGCTGCGCCGCAACGGTCACCGACTCGTCGCTCGATTCGACGGTCCACACCTTGTGGCCCTTCGACTTCATCAGCGCGACCATCGTCCGGGCGTAGATCGCCGGCATGCCGTGCACCACGAAGATCTGCTGCAGCGATTGGATCGGGTTCAGGCCGAGCTCGGCGCCGTAAAGGATCGCGGCCGTCGCGTCGTCGGGCTTGCTGCGGTAGATCGCGGGGACGAGGGCGGTGCGGCACATCTTGTCGGCGAGCTCGTAGGCGACGTTCATCGCCTCGGCATGCTGCATGAGCTGCGCAACCGCGGTAGATGAGTCGGGGGTTCGGGCGAGGCTCGCCCCGGCGGGCAGGATGTCGGCCTCGGACAGTGGGGCCACTTCGTTGCTGGTCACAGGTATAGCTCCTCGATCTCTTGGGGGTCGGTTTTGGTTGCGGCGTAGAGGGATACGGAGTCGCCCTTGCCGTTGCGACGGTCGGCGATCTTGTGCTCGCCGACGCGGGCGTACTGGGCGCGGCCCATGCGGTCGAGTAGTCGGGTCTTGCAGCCGCGCAGTCGGGTCGTTGCCTTCTTCTCGAGCGCGACCGCGTAGAGGTACTCGACGGCGAACTCCGGGTCGAGCTCGACTGCGGCGTCGCGGTCAATGTCCGGATGCAGTCGGCGTACGGTCTCGTAGCAGGACACCGTGTCGTCGAGCTCGGGCGGCGTGCCGGCGGCGAGCGAGTCGCACCACGCGACGATCCGGCCGATGATCGCGGCGGCGATCTCCTCGTCGTACTCGACGGAGTACACGCGCGGCCGGCCATAGTCCGGCCACACGACGAGATCGGCAGTGTCGTGCCAGCCGGTGACGATCTGCTGGAACAGCACCTGTGCGGCGTAGTCCTGCGGGGTCTCGCCGCTTCCGTCGTCGCCCCACTCCTCGAGCGACTTCGCCGTCTTCACCTCGACGACGCGGCGCGACCGCCCGCGCGAGCCGCGGCGGTCGATCGTGACCGCGTTCGGGAACGGGAGTTCGTCGCGGGTGTACTGGACCTCGCCGCGCGAGAGTCGCCATCCGGGGTTGCGGTACTTCCAGAACTCGGCGGCAGCAAGCTCGGCGGCGTGGCCGTAGTCGAACATCTCCTGCTTCGCGTCGTCGATCGGAGCGGGCGGGAGAGTGCCGGCCATCTCGTGCCACAGCTCGAACTGGCTCTTGAACCGCGAGATGCCGAGGATGGCTGGAACTTTCGATGCGGTGACGAGCTGCAGCCACTCGGGCGAGCCGGGCTCGGCCTTCGTCGTGACGATGCGCGCGGTCATCGGCTGCTCCTGTCGAGAGTGAGGTTGTCGGGGTGGGTCTTGATCGGCCTTCGGGTGCCGGGGTAAAGGACGTAGATCCATCGGTCGTCGGCGCTGACGATGACGCCGGACTCGGTGACCTCTCGGCTGGCGGGGCTGGCGTAGAGCACGCGGCGGCCGGTGCTTTCGCGCGCCTCGCGTGTGGTCATGGCCATCGGGGGTCACCTCGGCTCGCGAGTTCCTGAGTGACGGTCGCGGGGTCGTCATCCGGGCCGAGGTAGACGATCTCGACGATGCGGCGGTTCAGGATCGAGATCCGCTGCGATGTAGGCCATTCGGACCGAATCTCGATGTATCCGTTGCGCGGGTAGATGACGGGACCTGTCGCGTTGACGTATCCGGCGGCCGAGACGACCGGTCCGCCACTCCCCCGCTCCCACGAGATGAGCACTCGGCGAGGCTTCGGCGCCGGGGCCGGCACGGGCGCCGTCACGATGCCACCGCCAGGTATCGCTCGACGGTGCGCTCGTGCACGCCGAGCTCGTGCGCGATGGCATTCGGCTCCATGCCCTCGGCAGCCAGCGCTGCAGCCTCGCGGCGGTTCGCCTCCGTGTCGATTCGACCGCCGCGTCGAGCTCGGACCGGCTCGGCCGACGGGTCGTCGATCGTGTCCTCGTCCCACTCGAGCGGGAGTGCCCAACCGAGCTGCATCCCTCGCCGACGCGCCCGGCCGTTCGTACCTGGCTGGTGCTCGAGCTCTGCGAACAGCGCAGCGACGACGTCGCGGTTGCGGACCGTGCAGTGAGTCCGGTGCATCAGGTCGCACAGAGCCGACTGACTGACGCCGAGACGGTCGGCGATCGCTCGCTGCGAATGCCCCGCCGCGACGAGCGCGCGGAGCCGTCGGATGGTGCCGGTCGCATCGATGATGCTGCTGGGCGCCAAGAGTTCGAGCGGTGCGGCGGGAATCGGAACCGCGAGTAGCCGCTCGGCAGTGGTACGGAGAATCCGGCGCGACGGTTCGGCACGTCCAGCCCGAGTGATGCCGAGGTATCGGATCGCGTTCCGGCCGACGCCTGACAGTTCGTTGATGCGACGCGTACCGACACCGGCGGCGCGGAGCTTGGCGACGTGCTCACGGGCGGGGCCGGCGTCGACGTACTTCGACTCGAATCGGCCGTACGCGTGTTGACGGACGCGCCAAGTCTCGTAGTGCGCATCGCACTGGCCGCGCCGTCGAGCTGGTTTCGTGCACTCTGGCTGCGAGCACTGCATCAGAGCACTCCTGTCTGCTGGTCGACGGCCGCGTCGTGCGCGCGGTCCGCGGCGGCGCCGTCGTCGAACGTGGGGGTGGGGTTGGTGGGTAGTGCGATGAGGTGTGCGGCGGTCGGTTCGCCGTTGGGCGGGACGATTTCGAGCGCGGCCGTGAGATGGGTTCCACGCGCGGCGAACCACTCTTCGGGGCCGACCTCGCGCCACGGCTCGAATCCGTCGACGGCGGGCAGCGCGTCGAGCAGATCGTCGAGCGCCTCGTCGATGTCGGCGGCACTCACTCGGCACCGCCTCGGTCCCGGTCGACCCACAGGCCGTAGCCGATGACGATGAGGTACGCCGAGACGCCGATCTGCCAGAGGTGTCCAATGAGGATCATCGGTCGACCACCTCGCCCCAGAGCGTCGCGGAGCTGACCGCGAACGTCGCGACGGCGGCGACGACGATCCACCACGATCCGATGCCGTGAACGATGAGCACGGCCTGGCCGACGGCGATGCCGGCCGAGAGGACGGCGGCGATCCAGAGGGCTGCGATCTTCATCGGATCGACCCCCGATCGACCGAGGGCTCGCGAAAGTCGGACTCGTCGAGCTGAAGGTGCCGGCGGTGGATCGCCTCGGCGCACTGGATCGCGAGCGTCGCGCCCTCGTAGTCGTCGGCCTCGGCGAGCTCGATCGCGTGGAGGTCGAGCCGGTTGGCCAGGCCGCGCATGTCGATCCGGAAGTCGGCCGAGTTCTCGTCACGCAGGAGCTCGACGACGCCGAGCAGCGAACCGATGATGTGGCTCGCCTCAGGCTTGCCGGCCATGAGTTCGGCGAGCTGACCGATGCGCTCGTTGGCTTTGGCGGCGAGCCGATCGCGGTTCTGCCGACTGATCTCGGCGAGGGTCTCGTTCGTCATGCCGCCACCTCCGCGAGGTCGCCGAGGTAGTCGGACCAGTCCGGGAGCGGCATCTGGTGGGCCAGCAGGTCGAATACCGGCGCCCCGGTGCCGGGGATCACGAGCGGCTGCTGGTCTGTCTCACGCTTACGGAAGAGCTTCACGTCAGGCTCCAAAAGGGTGTAGTTGACCGCGCGACAACCCAATTCGGGTTTCGCGGGAAGCGGTTGGGGTGTGCGGCGAGTGCCGCGAGGATCAGCTCAGGCCGTCGATGAGGCCGGTGGTGAACTGGCCGACGAACCGGTCAGCGAGAGAGCTGTAGTGGTCGACGAGCACGCGGGCCTTGGCCGGCGGCGTGGTGATGTTCTCGAGGATGGCGTCGAGGTCGCCGTCGTAGAGGTAGGCGGTCACGTCAGCATTCCCCGGCCTCGTGTGCGGTCTCGAGGTGGTCAGCGACGTCGCGGAGGATGTGGGCCAGCTTGAGGCTGCAGGTCGGCGGCATCGTCACATCGGTGACGAGGCTCGACCTGATCTCGTCAGGGTTGTCCGGGTTGCGGCCGACGGACAGCGTCGCGGTGGCGTAGCGCCGGATGTCCTCACTCTCCGCTCGGGTGATCATCGTCGGCTGTGCCGTAGAATCGGGCATCGGATTTCCTTTCGTGGGGATCAGTGCCCGTTCGGTGTTCCAGCACCGGGCGGGCTTTTTCGTGGGATCAGGAAGCGAGTGCTGGGGGCTGCGGTACGTCGCGGAACCAGCTCCGGAGGGTCTCGCGGCTGACGATCACGCCCGTGAGGTCTCGAACCTCATCGGCGATCGCCTGCCAGCTACGACCGGAACGGCGTGCGCTGACAACCAGGCCCCGGAGCGTCTTCCCTTTGAGCTGAACCTCAATGAGGTGTCGGGTAGCTGTGGCCATGGCCGAAAGCTTGCAATGCAAGCTTTTGAATGTCAACGATGTCATATAGATGGCATTACATCCGCGGCAGGTCACATTGCCAAAATGTTTGCGAATGCGACCCGGCGTGTGCAATCATCCGTTGCATGACCACTGCACTGAACAGTTCGTGGCGACCGGCTGATTCGCTCGCCAACCGCATGAAGCTCGTGCGCGCAGAGCTCGGCATGTCGCAGCGCGAGTTCGGCGCCAAGTGCGGGATTCCTGCATCGCAGATCCAGAGCATCGAGGACGGCAAGAGCCCCCGCGGCCTGGACGTCAAGGTCAAGAAGATCTCGCTGGCCTTCGGCGTCGACCGCGATTGGCTGATGTGGGGCGGCCCCTTGAACGACGAAACGCCCCCGCCCACCGGTGCGGTGGACGAGGGCGACTCGAGCGGTGCCCCCAGTAGGGCTCGAACCTACGACCTGCGGATTAAAAGTCCGTAG